TAGGACTTTAGTATATGAGAATCCAAAAACTAGAAGTGCTGGTCTAGATGTTTATGAAGACCCACAAGAAAAACATGATTATGTAATGACAGTAGACGTTGCTAGAGGAGTAGTAAAAGATTATTCTGCTTTTGTATTGACTGATATCACAACCTTTCCGCATAGAGTTGTTGCTAAGTATAGAAATAATGAAATAAAACCAATGTTATTTCCCAACATTATTCATCAGGTTGCAACAAAATATAACAATGCTTTTATTTTATGTGAAGTAAATGATGTAGGAGATCAGGTAGCATCTATTTTAAATTATGATTTAGAGTATGAAAATGTATTAATGTGCTCTATGAGAGGAAGAGCAGGTCAAATTGTAGGACAAGGTTTTTCTGGTAAGAAGACACAACTTGGAGTTAAGATGTCCAAGACTGTAAAGAAGGTTGGTGCATTAAATCTTAAGACACTTATAGAATCAGATAAACTCATATTTAATGATTATGAAATAATGAGTGAACTTACAACATTCATTCAGAAAAGTAATTCATTTGAGGCAGAAGAAGGATGTAATGATGACCTTGCTATGTGTTTGGTAATATATGCGTGGTTAGTAGCACAGGATTACTTTAAAGAATTAACAGATCAGGACGTAAGAAAAAGATTATACGAAGAACAAAAAAATCAAATAGAACAAGATATGGCACCGTTTGGATTTATGACTGATGGAATGGATGATAGTAGTTTTGTTGATGATGATGGAGATAGGTGGTTTACTGATGAATATGGAGATAAAGGTGGTGGAATGGACTATATGTGGAACTATAGATAAGTGTTCATTGATTGCTCATGCATTTTTTACCCCTCGTAAATACACTTTTTGATAAATAATTTCACGATAAACTGAGAAATTCGGAGACAAAAAGCATGGCAACTCCTCAATTATCTCCTGGTGTATTAGTCAGGGAGGTTGACTTAACAGTAGGAAGAGCTGATAATGTATTAGATAATATTGGCGTGATTGCAGGTCCATTTAAAATTGGTCCAGTTGATGATCCTGTTGATATTACCACTGAGCAAGAATTAATTGCTACTTTCGGTAAGCCTCTATCAACTGATTCACAATTTGAGTATTGGATGACCGCTTCCTCATTCCTTTCATACGGGGGAGTTCTAAAAGTTTGTAGGTCAGCAGGTCCAACTCTGGCAAACGCAAACGCTGGTACTGATGAAGCTGCTGCCACAATGACTGGCACAAGTAGAATTGATAACTACGATGATTACCTTAACAATCATACAGACGCAACTAATTTCCTTTACTCTGCTAAAACTCCAGGTACTTGGGCAAATAACTTAAAAGTTTGTTTCATTGATGATCAAGCAGACCAAACAGTTGGTATTGCTACAACAAGTTTAACCAACTTGGGTTGCCGTATAGGTATGGGTGTTACTATTGGATTTAACCAAGACATCGTTGTTCCTTCAACTTCAGGTGGAACCTTATCAACAATCACAGATGGTTATCTAAAAGGTATTGTTGTTGGTGTTGCTACTGCAAGTAGTGGAACAGCAAGTACTTTTGACATTAAGATTGTCTCTCGTGTAGATGAATCTACTTCTGGGGTATCAACCGAAACGGAAATTACTTACGCAGAAGGAACAAATTATGCTTCTGTAACTACAGGGGTCAGCACGGACATTAGATTCGTAACGACTGCTGGTGTTAATAGTACAGGTCTTAGACCATCTGGTAATTCAGAATTACCTGCTACTGCTGTTGACTGGTATGATGCACAAACATTAGGTTTAACTAACTCAACAGTTTACTGGAAAGAAATTGCTCCAAAACCTGCAACTAACAAGTATTCTCTTGATAGAAAGGGTAAGAATGACGCATTACATATTGTAGTTGTTGATGATCTAGGAACCGTTACTGGTATTCAGGGTAATATCCTTGAGAAGCACGTAAGTCTTTCTAAGGCATCTGACTCAATTTCTGCAGTAAATTCTCCAGAGAAGATTTTCTACGAAGATTTCTTAGGTCTATACTCAGACAATATTTACGCTGGTGGTAATCCAGGTAGTGCTGCCGATACATATTGGACAACTACACCAAGAGCAACTGGATTTACTGCTTACACTGGTACTAAGTCTGCATCATTTACTCCAATTACAACTGCAAATGGTACATGGAACCAAGACGCACAAGGAGTAACTTTCGCTGGTATAGGTAACAAGACTTATACATTGACTGCTGGTGTTGATTATTCTGCTGCTGGTGGAATGAAAGCAACCCTCGGTGATATAATCACATCTTATGGTAAGTTCTCCAATAAGGATGAAGTTGCTGCAGATTACATCATTATGGGTCCTGGATTTGATACAGAGAATGATTCTCAAGCAAAAGCAGGATACTTACTTTCTATTGCAGGATCTAGAAAAGACTGTGTTGCCACAATTGGACCACACAGAGCAAACGTTGTTGGTGTAACTAACTCAACAACTCAGACTGATAACTTAATTAAGTACTTCAGTTCACTTGCATCTTCTTCTTACGGAATCTTTGATAGTGGTTACAAGTACACATATGACCGCTTTAATAACAAATTCCGTTATATTCCTACTAATGGAGACATTGCTGGACTAATGGTACGCACAAATGTTGTTGCATATCCTTGGTTCTCACCTGCAGGACAGCAACGTGGTATTATTAATAATGCAATTAAACTTGCATACAACCCCAACAAATCTCAGAGAGATAAGTTGTATCCACAAAGGATCAATGCTGTTGTAACACAACCTGGTATTGGAACCCTTCTATTTGGTGACAAGACTGCTCTAGGTTATGCATCTGCATTTGATAGAATTAACGTTCGTCGTCTATTCTTGACAGTAGAGCAAGCATTACAGAAAGCAGCAGAAGCACAACTCTTCGAACTCAACGACGAGTTAACAAGAGCGAACTTCCGTAATATCGTCGAACCTTATCTACGTGATGTTCAGGCAAAGAGAGGACTCTACGGATTCCTAGTTGTTTGCGATAGCACAAACAACACACCTGATGTCATTGATAACAATGAGTTTAGAGCAGACATCTTCCTGAAGCCTGCCAAGTCCATCAACTACGTAACACTTACATTTGTTGCTACCCGTACTGGTGTTAGCTTCGATGAAGTAGTTGGTAGAGTTTAATTTCGTAATCTAAATAACACAGGAGGATAACCTAAAATGGCAACTTCAAGAGAAAACAAAACACTCTCTAACTTTAAGTCACAACTAATTGGTGGTGGTGCAAGACCCAATCTGTTCGAGGTAGAGTTAACCACTCTACCTGATGCGGTTCAGGGATGGGATTCAGAAAAATTTAGATACATGTGTAAGGCTGCTAACTTACCTGCATCTAATATTGCTAACATAGACGTACCATTTAGAGGTCGTATTTTTAAAGTTGCGGGAGACAGGACATTTGATGTTTGGACTGTTACCGTCATCAATGATGAAGATTTTGCTCTAAGAAATGCTTTCGAAGCATGGATGGATCAAATTTCTAAACTCAGCAATAACCTTGGTGCTACTGAACCATCTTCTTACATGACCGATGCTACAGTTTATCAACTAGGTAGAGGTTCTGTTAAGAACAGTAAGGACAGTAATGGTGAAGTTAATGCAGTACTAAAAGAGTACAAGTTTATTGATATTTTCCCAACTGCAATCTCTGCAATTGATCTTTCATATGATACTGGAGATGCAATCGAGGAATTTACCGTAGATTTCCAAGTTCAGACTTTCGAACTTATCTCAGGGGGTCCTAACGGATAGGCTAAATAAAAGAAAGATATAGTAAATCATGTCTAAATTATTCGGATTCTCGATAGAGGATTCTGAACCACTATCTCCTACGACGGTCTCTCCCGTTCCTCCTAATGACGAGGACGGGAATGACCATTATATGAGTAGTGGTTTTTTTGGGTCTTATGTTGATTTGGAAGGTGTATATCGCACCGAATTTGAGTTAATTAAAAGATATCGTGAAATGGCATTACATCCAGAAGTGGATAGTGCTGTTGAAGATATTGTGAATGAAGCAATTGTTTCTGATTTAAATGATTCTCCTGTAGAATTAGATTTAGATCATCTTAATGCTAGTGATGGTATTAAGAATAAGATTAGAGATGAGTTTAAGTTTATCAAAGATCTATTAGATTTTGATTCTAAAGCTCATGAAATTTATAGAAATTGGTATATTGATGGTAGAATCTATTACCATAAAATAATAGATTTACAGAAACCACACGAAGGTCTTCAGGAATTACGTTATATTGACGCAATGAAAATGCGTTATGTTCGTAAGGAAAAGAAGAAAGATGCTGATAAGTATAAAGCTCCAGTAATGCGTGACACTGGTAATCCTATGGATTATGAGTTTCCAGAACTGGAAGAATACTACATTTACAATGCAAGATCAGGAGTTCCTACTGGGAACATGAATGCTACTGGTCCTAGTCAAGGAATTAAGATAGCAAAAGACGCAATTACATATTGTACTTCTGGTTTAGTTGATAGAAATAAAGGAAATACTCTTTCATATTTGCATAAAGCAATTAAGGCAGTTAACCAACTCCGAATGATTGAGGATTCTCTTGTAATATATCGTTTATCCCGTGCTCCAGAAAGAAGAATTTTCTATATAGATGTGGG